CTAAAAACGAGTTATCACACCAACTGACAAGCGATCCTTATCCATCCTAACCAGAGAACAGCCAAGATTTATTTTTGGCATATTCACATTATCTCTCGCCCATACGCTAATAATAGGCATCGCATTGACTCCCATTATTTATGGCATATACCCAAAATCCACGCTCACCTATCCGCTTCGCCCTACGGATAAAGGCTCGGGGTGATCACGCCGCCCATTCGCCAAACATATTTATGGCATATTCACAAAACTATTCACCGACTCACGCCGCCCCGCCTATTTCCTTCTGGTGCGAAGACAGCCTATCCTCGCGACGGGATAAGACAACCCACCGCGCCCTCCTTTTTCGTCACCCGCGAGGAGCATACTCTTAACGGGGCTATGCGGGCCCTTGGCGTCGGGGAGAGGCCGCCATGGTACGACCTCGTGAGGGTGAGGATCTCTGCAGAGTCCTCCTGTGGCCGCCAACCTGTCGCTGCTCTACTCACGTTTAGCACGGGATATCCGATGACATCGTCGACGCTAACAACGTTAAAATGGCCCTCGCATCCGGCACACTCCGCGTCCACGTTATCCCCTTATTCGACCGTCCGTCATCAAGGAATAAAATAGATCTCTCGATTAACGCATAAAATAACCTGCCCGCGCGTCAGTCATATCATCCGGCGTTGCCATCAGCGTACTCGTTATAGGAGGCGTTCGACGCGAAAGAGATAACAGGAGAACACGCATCATAAAAAATGTGGCTAACGATGCCCGCGATAAAATAAGGGGGGATGACAATGGCCATCATCGTCAAACAGCGCCAGGTGGCGACAGCGATTCGTACAGATATCGATAATAATGACAGGCGGTGGTGAATTCATCACTCTAAGCCGGCATCACGCCCCCAAGGCCTGCGGAGATGAGCACGCTGGTACCCGCGTATCACGTGACGGCGTGAATCGCATACCAAGCTTAAATAAGTTTATATTTATCTCGCTGGACAAGCGCCGCTTTACGCGTATCCGCACCACTGACATCTCGACAATCCTTGAGAATATGAAAGCGATCACATCGCCCCCGGCGAGGGTGAATTAGGGTGAACGAATTCCCACGCGATCCTGTTTATCTATTCATCCATATCGTTGGCTAGTTATTCATAAGAGCAGCTGTCATATCAAATAACATTATCTCAAAGAATATATCACTAGCACGTTCAGGGAGCCTGATATGCATACGCTGGAGATTATCATTAACACACTCAACCGCATCCTCTGGGACTATTTATTAATCGTCCTACTCTGTGGCATCGGTATTTATTACACCGTCCGCCTACGCTTCATTCAAGTCGTACGTTTCAGGGCGGGACTTACCATGCTGCTGCGGGGGGCTACGCTCTCGGGCGAGCGGGCGGGAAAAGAGGGAATGAGTTCGTTCCAGGCCGTTGCCACCGCCGTCGCCGGCCAGGTGGGCACCGGGAATCTGGCCGGTCTGGCCACGGCACTCATCGCCGGTGGGCCGGGCGCGGTACTCTGGATGTGGATCTCCTCATTCCTCGGCATGGCGACCATCTATGGTGAGGCGATCCTCGCGCAGAAATACCGCTCGACCGACCGCCATGGGCAAGCCGTAGGCGGTCCAGCCTACTACATCGAACTGGGCCTACAGCAAAAATGGTTGGCGATCCTCTTTGCCATTCTGCTCATCCTGGCGCTAGGCGTGGTCGGCAACATGGTGCAAGCCAACTCCATCGCCAATGCCTTTTCCCTCTCCTTCGGCGCGGCGCCCTGGCTCGTCGGATTGCTCGTCGCCGGGGCGGCAGGCCTGGTGGTGGTCGGCGGTCTGCACCGCATTGCGGCCTTCACCGAGAAGATGGTTCCGCTCATGGTATTGCTCTACCTCTGTGGCGCGCTCCTGGTACTCCTGCTCAACTACGCCTTCATTCTGGCCGCCTTTAAGCTGATCTTCGTCGCCGCCTTCAACCCCATGGTGGAAGCGAAAAACAAAAAACACTTTATAATCAACACAATAAACTCACTTATGCATATTTTTTGCACTAATTTTCTGTGTTGTTTCGTGTTTTCCGCTCACTATTAATCAATGGGTTACATACGATAGTGAATGCCTATTTAACATGGATAGCATCGAAAATTCTAAAAATAGTCCCCTTTGAGTCGGTAGTTTTTCTTCTCGGTTACACAATCCGGGTAATCGTCGATCTCCCCATATTTGGGGAGGTTGCCATAGAAGTATGACAAGCCGCACCCAATTCAGCACTCAACTTCCCGGCAGATAGTCTTTTTTTGAGGACTGTTAGCCGGGAATTTTTTGTACAGCGTAGACAATTCCATAGCTACCCTCTGTCGTGACTCCCCCGCTGCAATAAGCCTCCTTGCCTGCGCCACTGCTCCGGAATCAATTTTGTCCGACGGCCACCAACTCTTCCCTATGCTCCCTCAGTTGCAAGCCATGCCAACAATCAACTTGTAACGCGCTGTTGTGGGTAGTATCAACCATTCTGCCACCAGGCAGTTATTGCTAGTGGCGAAGATCAGATCTCATTATTCGGCGTGCTGTACCCGGAGATCACCAGGGATAAACCTTCACTAACGATACTGACCACACAAACCTACACAGGACGGACCTGGCCGCTGATTGATGGGGTCGGGCAGATCTATGGCATGTACGTGTTGGCCGGGGTAACGCTAACGCGTTCTGAGCTGGATCAGTACAGTAAGACGAAGAAGATCGATTTTATCCTTGAGCTCCTACGGTGTGATGAAGATGTCCGGGAACGCTTGCAGGCGTCTTCTGTAGGCGACTTGTTACCCGATCTGAAAAATAAGGCTGATGCCATGTACAGTGATTTCAGTAAGTCTATTCAGAATATTTTTTGATAGTTGCCTGTTGGAAGATATTTCAGCAAAATGAGAGAGTTTTTAGGCATGACTATTATCTATACAGTCAAAAATGATTAAACTTATCCAGGCAGGGGTTAACGATTCACAGGGGAAAGTGATACAGGAGATCGAGCTATGCGCACTCAACGACCGAACAAATCCCGAAAACTGTACCGCAGCGTCAATACGACTACGCGTCATCATTCTAATAATCCGGGTGCTGAGTATCGTTGGAAACGTAATAGTAAAAAAACTGAAGATGAATTGCTGGCAAAACGTGAGACGATGCATAGTGGGCAAAGGCGTGGTCGAGACTATACACCATTGTTTTACTTTCTGATCAAAAATATTGGTAAGCCGTGGGATAAAGTATTTAGTGAAGTATGTAGACGCCTGGATAGCACTGAGCCTGTTTTCTGGTTGGTTGCACTGCATGAGCACCAGAAGAGAGATTTAGTCCGTATTGACGAAAGTAGCTTTTATCCGGGTTTGTTTGTTGATGAAAATGGTATTCTGCAACAGGTAAATCCTTCGGTTACGGAAAATGATGTTGAGGTAACTTGCCGCTGCTGCACACATACCTATATGGGTAAACCTGTACCCTGGAAGGATTGAGTAACAGCATCTCCTATTCTGCTATGAGTACTCCCTCTATTAGGTTTGATGTCGTTGGCAGGTCTTCCCCATCTTGCTTAAGCCAACTCACATCTCAGTATAAAAGTTACGCCCACAATGATGTGGGCGCTCTATTACTCAGGCATGGGCGGAAATGTTGCAGGCAATTGAGATGTGTCTACTCGGTTGACATTGACACGAAATTTTTTCCAGGCTTTTAGCCTTACTTCCTCTTCTGGTGTTGCTTCGCCAAGATCGATTGCATCTTGTAATGGAGTGATAGCTTTTGCAGCTTCAGCCAGCAGGCTTTGCTTCTTTCGTTCAGCCTGATCTGTTAGTTCGTCAGATGTGTAGGTGCGATGAGCGATACGTCCATCAATAAACTGCCAGCCACCGTTACTATCCACACCATCGGGTAACTGCGCCATTTCTACTACGCTACCACCATCGGGACAAATTGCACTGGCATCTTTATCAATAGCGCAAATTACCCCATTGGAGAGGTACTTTACTTTAAATGTATCTTGTTGGAATAGTGCTATTGACTGATACCAGTCACGTCCTAACTCATCTCGCCAAAAGAGAGCATTGTATTGCTCTGCAATTTCTTTTTGCTCATCAGTTTCCGGCAAATATTGGATTAATTTTTTCAGATGTAACATTATAAACCACCCACATTATACCATGTTCCATTAATAAACTTCTGGAGTGCTCGTCGATATATGGTGTCTGGCAAGTCATCTCTATTGCTATTTAAGACACCAGTAATAACATACGGTGGTTGATCTCCATAACCAGGCCCACGCCAGACTTGACTACCCTCTCGAGTAGAGAGCCGAATATCCCTCACATAGCGCTCATCAAAATTACTGTAATTCGTTGGTATTATTTTGCCATTGCAACACCAATCACCTCCTTTCGTTAAAAATGCTCCAGCATCATATCCATTAGAAGTACGATCATCTTTTATCATGTAAAATCCAAACTGCTGCCCCCCCAAACCACCGACAAAGAATTTTTTATCTGAATGATCTTGCCTTAAGATAGCTTGAGCGGAATTATCAGCAACAGCATTGCGAGTAAACACAGAACGATGATCCCTCATCGATATCCATGAACCAGATTGACTGTCAATCCCCAAACTATTGAAATAAGCATCAACAAAAACGCTTAAGCCATCCTCCTTTAAGTTCATCAGATCTGATTTTGGCCCACCGCGATTCCTGCGCCATTTAAAATACTCGTTACCATTATCACCTACTTCAAACCATAAATATGAATCAGTATCGGAATCAGATTCATTTTTAAACCCTATTTTTGCGTAGTCCGTATTGCGATTCCATCCAATCCATGTATCCCGATCAAAGTTGATGTCTCCAGAAACTGTGCCACCACTCCTTTGTAGTGCACCTGTCGCTTTGTTTATGGTTTCTCGCAAACCAAGGTATTCGAGAATCTGGGCGACGCTTTTACCACTGAGCGCTGTCAGGGTAGCGTTCAGTGGCTGTTTCCCTGATAGTTGCCGGATAATCTCATTGGCAAAATTCGGGTTGTTGTTCAGAGCGGCAGCGATCTCTTGTAGAGTATCCATTACGCCTGGGGCTGAGCCAATAAGTGCAGCAATTTTCCCTGCAACAAATTCAGCCGTAACCAATTCGCGCCCCTTAGCTGATGATGACGGTGTTGGCGCAGTTGGTGTACCAGAAAATATCGGGCTATTTGTTGACGCCTTGCTAGCGGCAAGATCGTAAGCGGCTTTCACGGCTTTCGGTGTTGCTGCCGTTGACTCGCTAGTGCTATTGGTAGAACTGTTTAGCTGAACGATCCCCTTTACAGTTACGCTCGCGTCTTTAAGAGACAAACCCGCGGCGATCTGTTCTGCGCGACCTGCGGCTGATTCAGCTCGCGTCGCTGCTGATGTCGCAGCGTTTTTGTTCTGTGCTGACGTAGCTGCGTTCGCTGCGGATTCTTGAGCTTTCAATGAGGCAGTGGATGCGCTTGATGATGCCTCAGACGCCTTCCGAACAGCATCATTCTTAGCTGATTGCGCTGATTTTTCAGCCACACTCGCCGCATCAGCAGAGGCCCTTGATGCATTTGCTGACTCCCTCGCAGCTGTAGCTGATCTCGACGATTCGGATGCGCTTGATGCAGCATTCGTTTCTGCGGCCTTAGCTGCCTCTTTAGACGATGAGGCGCTACTAGCTGATGATGCGGCCTCGTTAGCTTTGCTGGATGCCGTAGCTGCTGATGTAGCGGCGGCGTTTTTAGATGATGCCGCATTCCCTTCCGCCACCTTAGCCGCAGCTGCACTGTTTGCTGCCGCCTTTTCAGCGTTGCTAGCGGCTTGTTGGCTTACCTTTGCCGCGCTGGCACTACTCAATGCCGCGCGCTCAGAGGCTGCCGCCGCTTTCTGGCTCGCTGATGCAGCCGCCGCGCTCTCTGACACCGAAGATTCAGAGTTATGGGCGGCCTGTTGGCTGGCCTGCGCCGCTTTAGCACTATCGGCAGCAGAATTTTTATACTTTTCGACCTCGCTCGCCTGCGCTGCCACTTTGGCCACCATGACCTCAAACTCTTTCATGACATCAGGGCGCAGATCACCATCCAGTGGCAGTCCCAAGAAATAGTTTAGCGTTCCACTCGGGGAGTCATGATATACCTGAATATCTCCGACATACTCAGGTTGATAACCAGAGACACCAAGAGTCACTCGATAATGACCTGACTCAACATCCATATCATACAAACCAGCCTCACTGGGACTCTGTGACGCAACAGTGTAAGCAATGACTGTGGCGCTCGTCCGTAGCGCAGTAAGCTTAATTTTGCAGTTGATAATAGGTTTGCCCATCCCATCTTTCAGGATGCCTGTAATACGTGCCATACCTACTCCAGATATAAAAGGCAGGTGATCGTGAATGGGGGAAGTAATACGCTATTGCTGTTAGAACATAAAACCTGCACCTACGGTAAAACCGTGGCTACGATCCACCCCACCTACTCCTGTATAAGAGAAATCCAGAACATAACCGGCTGCATTCAGTTGAATGCCAGCAGCATAGGCCATCGATACGTGTGTTTTCTCCTGCGACGACATCTGCAAATCTGTTCCAAGCTCAGCGTTAGCCCCATCAGCCACCTGAAGATGCCAACTAAGACGATCAACACTAGCGCCCGCCAGGCCATACAAACTAATGTTGTCAGTGATGCGATACGATGGGCCAGCCATTACCCCCCATCGTTGTGAACGGCTTCGTCCATCGACAAGCACTGGAACACCCGGACCATAATCATGCCCGCGTCGGATCTGCATTCCCCGGCGTAATCCGGTGTAACTTAGCCGCCCTATCACACCCCAGCAATCTGTAAACTCATAGCGATAGGAAAGCGCGATGCCTTCGGCATCACGGTATGGCGTCGTGGACGCACCAAAGTGTTCAGATCCAATAAACTGATCTGTAATCTGCTTAAACACAGCCAGATCTTGATAAACATGGCTATTCGATTGCTGCATATAGCTTAGAGTAATTGTTGAATCCCCAGCATTTGCCTGCACTGCACTAACAAAAAATAACGTAGTCGCAGAAAATAAAACACATACACGCATACCCACTCCTATTATGAATGGCTCTTAAAAACATAATCCGGCAATAACGAGGCTAGAAGGAGAAATAATCCTCCGCATCAATAACCATTATCGGTGCATCACCAACAAACCAGGGTGATGGATGAGCAAAATCACTACCAACCCTCCCCACCCCCGCGCCAATTGAAAAACCATCACTACGTTGATATAGAGTTCTAACGCCATACTGGCCGATAGCTGTAGGCATATACATAGGGCGACGGATACCGGCTACTCCAGTCATGCTGTTTTGCGCCATCCCTTTTAAATTAACAAGAGCTGGCCGCATTAACATGCGCCAACCTGAGTTATAGATCAGCACACCATCTTTATATATTTCAAGCCCATGAGTATCTTTTTTTAATCCATGGCTAGCATTAGATTCACCAAAAACAACAACTTTCGCTCTCACTGTTTTTGGCGACCCACTATTGACATCAACCGGATAAAAATTTATCTGGCTTTTTTCCTCATGCCCCGATATGCAAACATTGGGATCGGTTGTATAAAAAAACACTATTGAGTTATTACGATTAAGAGCTGGATTTATCCTCGACTGTGACCACCCATAATCAATAGTCAACTCACCGCGAAAAAGTTCTGTGCTAAATGATGTACTCCCCGTCAAACGGAACAGAGAAGAACCATTAAGTAACTCAAGGCCATAGGGGGATTTTTGCTGTGTTTTAGCAGGCCACGTAATAACAGCATAAAACAGTGCGGGGATTCGATAATCGAAGGTGTTAGTTGTATCAATAAGCACTCGCCTTGCGCTATCAAGTCGAGAGAAATAACGGTGAAAACCCCACGGACCTTTATACCATAACATATCATACGGGCCGATAGGTCCACTATTCCAACAGTAATAATCATATCCCTCTGGAATAACGATACCCGTATTAAATGGTGCTTTTGCCAGATTCAAGCCATCACGAGGGACTCGCGACACGCCCAATATTTTCGATACTGTAGTTTCACTATTTAACGTCAAAAAAGATCCATCTTCACGGAAAATCCTCAAGCCGTAGTCACTCATATAAGCGTTTTCCTTAAATCCCCCAGTTTTATAACAGGCCTGCCAGATTCATCATTAATCTGTATCAGATCACTATCCATCATCAAACCGATGCGATTTTTAGGATGAGATCGGACGGTGAGTTGTCCATCCGGTGTCACAATAAAACGATCATTAATATTTAGCGATTTCATAAATGCTTCATCAATGATCACTTGATTCCCTTGGGTAACAAAAGGGAACTTTTCATCACCATCGACAGAGCTCATCACTGCGAATCTGTTAGCCAAAATCAAGACTTGACCAACACCACCAGATGCCGTGGCCTGTATCCCAGCAATAACTTTCTTGCCATTCTTCGTGGTCTGAACCTGCATTGACCACATAGCATCAACATCGTCTTTCAGATTTGCCTGTGCCTTAGATACAACCTGAACGGCTGCGGTATTTTTGCCCACTAGGGCATTTATGTTATTAATCTGCTGAGATAGCGCCTTATCTCCACTTGAGACCGTTTGCTGTAACTGCTGAAGTTGTGATTTAGAATCACTAATACTGGTTTCCAGTATCTCAATTTTTTGATCAACTTTCGCATTGGTATTATCAAGCGCCTTATCAAACTCCTTTTTTACTAGACTATTATCAATGCCTTTTAAAAAATCACGGGTCATCTGAGCGGATGTTATCTGACCTTTCAGGATATCGAGAACGCCCTCAGCATCACTAGAAACTCTCCCTATCGCTTCTACAAAAACAGACTTCCCTACCGCATTTACACTACGGACATAAAAATAATAGTCTGTCGCTAGTTTATTTAGCCCATCCTTAACCCAATATGTGGCCATGCCAAGCCGCTGTGCATGAGATTCAACCGATGAAATATTTGTAATGCGAGTTTCAGAGAACCAAAACTCATACTGCACATCTGCATGATAATAGGTTTGATGCGGGATTAACGTTAACTGAAAATACCCAGGTGCCACCTCGATACTAACCGGTGCCTCCGGCGCACGGATGCTAAAATCAACAGATGTCGGTATACCCTGCTGTCCAAATCCATTGATCGCCCGTACTGTTAGCTGATAGTCACCTAATGGCAACGAGTGAAACGACCAACTGTTCTCTGTAGTCGTGATCGTCGTTACCAATCGGCGAGGCTCCTCGTTTGTCCCTGCTCCAGTTGTCAGCCGTAGCAGAAAACGAACCCCCTTCACCACGCGCGGTGTGTCCCAACGCGCTACAACCTGGTACAACGTATTATCTGGCTCAACATCAACAACCAGATGCTGCACCGCAGGCGGGATCACGCCGTTTATCGTTCCGCCTTGTGGCATAAAATGGGCGCCATTATCAACGATCGCCTCTTTCTCTGGGACATGTTGAACCGCCGTCACCTCATAAGTGCCAGCATCCCCTTCCTTGATCATGAGGCACCGGAATAACCGCTGACGCAACGTAGGTAATTGCAGCCCCCACACACCATGAAGCGAAAGCCCTTTCGGGAAGGACCGCAGGATCACCCTATCCGGGGCAACCTGTGACTCGATAGCCACACTAATTGGCTGTCCATCCATACCAATCACGCGTAGCCTTGCTTCTCCCTTGTTAGGAAGTGTTATCGCGCGATCAAGTTGTACTGTCCGGCTGTTCTCATTGATAGCCATGATCCGGCCACCGATACTCGCCCCGGCATAATTATTGTCACAGACCTCAATGATATCGCCTGGCGTATGGCGTAGCCCCTCTGCACCAATCACAAAATTGACGGTTTGAGTTTCCAATAGCTCAGTCTGGATCACCCATAGCCCCATCCGGTGCGCCTGTCCACGACTGGTACAACCGAACGCGTCCATCTTCAACAAACGGCGACCAAAGCGCGTGATAGCCCTCTGATCTTCAACCAGCTCAATTGACGGTTGCCAGCCGTTCTGCGGGTCGACATAGCGCACCTCAATCGCATTATGGCGATCTTTCAATGCGCTAAAACTGTACTGGAATCGCCCACCTACAACATTACTGTTAGTGTACGTCCAAACCTTATCAGATGGCCTATCCTGGACGAACGTCAGCGTCTGACCATTCCAAACAGGCATACAACGCATCAGAGAGCAGAAGTCGGCCAATACATCGAAAGCTTTACGCTGAACTGCCAGATAGGCGTTACAAGCCATACGCGGCTCTTTTCCACCAAACCCATCCGGCACTAACTGATCGCAATATTGCGCAATCGAATGCAGGGACCAGATATCAACATTCGATATTCCTAGGCGTTTCCCTAGGCCATAACGGGGATGCGTCAGCAGATCCAGCAGACACCACGCCGGGTTGTTGGTATAAGCGGGTTTGAAAGTACCATCCCAAATTCCCTTATAAGTCCGTGCTATGGGGTCATAGTTAGAGGGGACGAGAACAATGCGTCCACGTACATGGTATTTTATGCCAACCTGCTGGCTACCGAACTGTTCGGAATCCACGCGAACACCGACGACGGCAGTATTGGGGTAGCTCTGTTTCAGATCGATAATCTCTGTAAAGCTCGCCCATAGCGTTTTATTCTGCAAGCGATCGCTGGTACTGTCCGGCGTCACTCGTACCATGCGAATACCAAATGGACGGGGCGGCAGGTTACCAATCACCACAGAGGCCAGATACTGTGTCATGGTCTTGCCCGTGATGATGATATTTTTCTCTGTTGTCCAAACGCCATCACGTTGAATTTGAATCATCATGATGACCTGCGCCTTATCGCGATCACCTTGCTCGGAGACTGACACAAGCGATTGCACACCAAAAGTGAAGCGCAACCGATCCACCTCTTCAGAGGTGATAGTCCGGGTCAGGGGAGTATCGTGTTTAATCTCAGCGCCAACCGGAAACTCGGCCCCAGACTCTTCAAAGCCATCTAAAGGCGTCTGCTCGTTCTCACCAACGCGATAAACTACCGTAACCCCATGTACGTTAGTATTTCCATCAGCATCCGACACTGGCGTGTTATTAATCAGAACGCTTTGCAATCCATGAACTGGCCCTTCAATCGGCCCTTCACTCAACGCATCGATCGCACTCAAAAGTTGAGTAGACTTCAGGTCATCCGGTGCCTCATAAGGGGTATGCTGTCCCCCGCCGCCTTTCCCCATGCTATTTCCCCCAAAAATAATAAGGCCACCTTGAGGTGGCCTTAAACCTTAATCCCGTGCTCCAACTAACACCCTACGAACCAATACGAACCTCTAGAGCACCATCCCCTCCCATATCTCGCGTACACAGTTCTTGCGAAATACGGCGCGAACCGATTTGCATCTCACCGTACAGCACAGGAAGGGGATTCCCCTGCGCTGCCATATTTTCTAAGCTGGAAAAATAAGTGTTCTGCTTACCATTATTGGCCCCGCTAGACAGCGGTGTTTTAGGAACAGGTGTCAGCAACTGTACTACCCCACCAAATACCATGCTCGCCCCAGCGGCATAGCTGGCTGATATTGCCGATGCCCCTAACCACCCTGCAGGGTTCCACCATGCCACAGCGATCAGCGCTGCCCCCAGGATTACCTGAAAAGCACCACCATGTTTCGCCCCCGCCGCACGCGGTACAATATGGACCACAGCCCCTTCCGGCAACGCCTCATGTATTCGCTGCCCCATATCAGGCGCCGTCACATCACGCCCGGTAATGCGAACTTGGTAATACCCTCGCTGCAACTGACTCCTCATCTCTGGCAACTGAACACACAACGCTCGTATCCCCTCGGCGGCTGTCCTCACATGCAGTTTGAAACGCTGGCCAAATCGTTGGAGATCCCCGTAAAGGCAGATCCTAACCAGTCCCTGTGTCGCCAGATTGAGTGTGTGCGCCGTTTCCATGAATCGCTATACCTCTCTCGTTTACTTAACTGATCAGGGATATGGTGTAGAAGCGCTCCATCCCCACAATAAATTGCAGCATGATTGGCAACTGACGAGCCAAAACAGCACAGCACAATGTCACCTGGCTGAGCTGCATCAGCAGACACTTGCGAAAAACCATACTGAGGGAGATTATCTAGGTACAGATCCTGCCCATGACGCCACCAGTCATCTTCTCGCGGAAAATCCGGTAGGTTAATCCCAGCCAGATGGTAGGCATCTCGAAGCAGGGTATAGCAGTCCATTACGCCATACTCAAACTGACGCCCCAACAAAAGCGGGACGCAGCGAAACCTATGAATTAGTCCATCACAAACCAACCACCAGGGTAACGCACTGGAACACTGTAAAACCCTATCCGCTGAGCTGAGATAGGGAGTCCCGCCTGGATGACTGTGTACTAGGGCGACGATCTCCCCCGCGGCCTGCGCGGCCAGAAAATCCTCGGGCGCCATACGAAAATACTGCGTTGGTTCAATGGATCGGTTTTCACACGGGAGATAACGCATACCGCGGTTTGTGTTGACTACATAGCCGCACGACTCAATAGGCGCACTCTGATGCGCATGCGCCAATATTTTTTCATCGATCATCTGGCCTACCGTGATAGTTTGTTGATAGAGGCAAAAAACCCAGCGCGCGAAACATTGTGCCGCAACTCACATCCACGGCGGCAACGGCTGCATTTATCCCGCAAAGGGTCAGTTGTTGGCTGATCAAACTCATCTGCCACCGGCGGGCCAACATAACCGCACTCATCCGAGCGATACACCCACGCGCAAGTATCTGCCAACATAATCCGGCCAGGGAACAACGCCCCATCAGTTTCAACTGGCGAGGCCAACACAAACGTTGCCGTTTCATTGGTTAACTGGCTCAACTGCTCGACGATATAGTGCGCTACCGCTTCCTGTTCGGGATCAGCGTCTGGATTACCATGCGGGAAGTTCACAGCATCCAGGAAACGGGCATAAACCTGCCGTCGAATAACCTTTGCACCAACCAGGCTTTGCAGATCCTCGGCCATTCCAGTGACCAGGCCAAACAAGTTGGACAGCGCTAATGTTGGCCGGTTAGAGACTCCTTTCCCTTTCATCTCCACGCCCCCGCACTCCACCGGGTAGCATTGGTACTGACGGCCCTGCCACGTAATGGGCTCGCCCTTGGCGTTAACCTGATTACAAAAGAAATAGCATTCACCACCAATCGCTGTCAGGTCAAACTCCCACAGATCGATTTTCGCTGACAATGCAACCTGGGTGAGTTCATTACACGTCGCTTGTGGTATCTGTTGCATCATGCACCATCTCTTATATCAATAATCATTCCCCAGCCTGATCACTATATATCTATCAATAATAAAAAGGCTCCACGCGCATATAACGAGCGGAATCTAAGGCATTTAATTGACAAATAAATCCATGCTTACAATCAAAAAAAACAATAGAAAAGAAAATAAGATAATTATTATTAGCCTCATCACCCAATAACTATCTTCATCATCCGGTCCATCTTTCATCTATGCCTCACGCTATAACCTGCTCAAACGTTGCCGTAAACACAGCCTTAAGCATCCCTACTCGAGAACTCCACTTTCTGCACACCACTCGTGTAGTGCGATAATCATAGGGAGGTGTCCACAGAAATGCTGTGACGCCGCCATGACGTGCAAAAAAATCCTCCAACTCGCAAACATCCTGGCGATTAACACGGATCGTTATGTCATATACTTTCAGATTATTATTGATACCGACTGGAGCACGTTGTTCGTATCCATCCCCAAACTTCACTACGTGCACTTTCGGCTCTGCGCTAACTTGCATATCTGGTAATACCGGCCAATTAAATGTCTCCATCAGCCAAAGCCTCCACTCAGCCGCCCACCGTCTCGCCCCTGACGCTGCATATAGTCGTCACAGGTACGCTCCATCATTGACTTAAGCGCCCTCAAGACACCGGGGCCGATTTCCCCATTGCGGCCATCGTTATTGATAACAACATTCAATGTAGGTGAAAAAGATGCTCTCCGCCCCTCCATACCAATAGCAGTTACTGCTAGGCGACCACGACTATCCCGAGTCAATGGCATAATTGCCTCGGGGCCTGCTTCCCCCATTAACCCCGCACCGCGTGCGAATGCAAACAGCGTAGGCGTAGAGACGATCTTTCCGCTGTATGCGCTCAAGTTAGGTGACTCATACACCCCACCAAGCGCATTTGGGATCAGGTTACTGAGTAACCTACCGAGAACACCGGATGACGAGCCCCCTATCCCGCTAAATAATCCACTAACGGATTTTGATAAAGCCATTCGTGCCGCGATACGTGCCAAGTCGGACAGAATCGATGATGTGAGGCTGCGGAAGTTGGTTTTACCCGTCGTGACAAAATTAGCCAGAGAATCAGCAGCACGATTAAATGCCCCTGTTAAGGCGGCACCTGTTGCACCGGCAACATCATCCCCCATATTCTTGATGTTTTGCATTGAACGGCTAACCCCAACATGCCAATCAGCCCGCATCGCATCAACGCTCGCATAATACTCACGCAGCTTTTGCAGCCTCTGGTCGAGGCTATCCTGTAACATCTGCACATCTGCGTTATATTCGTCACTCCCCAGAGTCCCTTTCTGTTCCGCAGAGCGTTTCAACTCATCCTGCAATCGTGCATAGTGATCACGCAGCTCAGCCTCTTGACGCATTCGGCCTCTGGCAAGATCACCCATCCCCATGCTACGTAACTCAAGCTCGCGAGCCTGTTGTTCCCGCTCAGCCTCCTGGCCCAACTGCATAGATAGCTGCGCGCCCTTACGTTTCAGTTCGTTCAACGCTTTTTGATGTTCGAGCGCCTTTTCTTCCGCGATATTTTGTGACAACAGTTTTTCCAGGACAGCGGCATTAGCAACAACGCTTTGCTCTGTTTTGGTTAAACTACGCCCTTTCAGGTCGTTTAGGCGTTGGCGTAACGCAATCAAATCCTGCTCCGATTGCGTCAGTCTCTGTGCACCGGCGCGCTCTAAACGTAACGCTTCACGCGTTTTAGCCAGGCGCTGACTATAGCTATCTGCCAGGCTGTCCCCCTGAAGCCGAGTCGTACCTCCGTGAGATAAGGATTTTTCATAGCGCTCATTCTCTCGCTTTATCGCAAGCTCTTTTACCTCTTTTGAAGCATACGAATTTTTAATGCGAGCCAGATTACGCAGATGCTGCTCCTCAGCTGTCTCATACTGCCGCTTTAATTGCTGATCCGCATTAAACTGACGCTTCTGGCGCTCTTGTTCATTGCGCTCTGCCTTTTCTCTCGCCGACTTGATAGCCTCCTGATAAGACTGTTCACTCAACTCACCCAGCTGCTTTCGTAACTGTGATACCAGTTGCTGCTGTTTTTCTATCGCCCCTGTGTTGATACCAAATCCTGGTATTGTCCCTTGCTTCAGGTTAGATAAATTTTTCTCAGCCTCTTCAAGCTGCCTGCGGGTCTGCTCTACCCTATCGCGAATAGGGACATCCCGCCCAATACTCAACATGGCATCCCATGCCCCGGAGGCGGTCTCTTTAACTGCCCGCCATGCATTCTCCAGAGCCCCCAGGTTTTCCCGCAATCCGGCTGTTTGGGTATGAATAGCAGTTGCATAAGCATCCATAGCTACACGCGCGGCTTCCTGCTCACGCCCCTGTGAGGCCAGCGTCGTAATCTGTTCCAGCTGCGTTGCCGTCAAAAAATGCATCTGCTCATCCAGAGCTTTAACCGCTGTTACCGGGTCTTGCTGTAAACGCTTAAACTGCTCAATCGTGGCATCTATTGACGCCCCTGTAGCCTGCTCCAACCGCGCAGCCGCATTGGCAACCATAGATACCGACGAGCCAGTAAATGCTCCACTACTGACCGTCTGTGCTAACACTTCGGCCATTTTCCCCTGCGTGATCCCGTTGCCAGACAACGAGGAGGCCAGTGCCTGTAACTCGCTTCGCGTTTTCCCGGCATAATGGCCTGTCATCACCAAACCGCGATTGAACGCCTGCTCTTCCTGCTCAGCCTTGTAATAGGCATAGGCGAGAGAACCAAGCCCACCCACTACCCCCATCACACCAAGCGCAACAGGAGAGATAACTGTGCGTAGCGCCAAAAACATATTACGGATACCACCAAAGGAGTCTTTAACCTGCCCCCCTTGCTGTAACAGGATTAACAACGGATTCTGCCCACCGACCAACTGTGTAACAATGTCCGTCATCTGAGCGGGTAACATCCCCACCGCGTTACGATATTGGCCCATGGAGATGTTCATTTTTTTGACCACCTGCTCTTGCCGCTGCATCGCTGCTGTAGCCTGACTAAATGCCGCAGCCTGTAGGCGCTCTTTGGCCTGAACATGTTCCAAATCACGGGAAAGAACTTGCATCGCGCGCGAGAACTCATCAATAGAGATCTTGCCATCACGAAATGCTTTCTCGACGCGCTTTTGCTTCCCCTCCAACGAATCAATCGCTCGCAGGGTAGGATCGATTGAGCGTAGGAGGCGCTGTGTCGCACGAATATGGCCCGCTGATATATTATCAGTGCCCTCCTCGACGGAGGCCGCCGCCGCGCGCATCTCTTCATTCACAAAATGAATATCTTCACGCGCCTTTTTCATCGAATCGCGAAATTTCGCGGTATTCGCCCCGATGATTATTTCAAGATCGGTTTCACTCGCCAACGCGTACCCCTCCGGCAATAAAAGTCGCAGCTGCCATGATTTGCTCGTCATCCATCTCTTCTGATTCTTCGCTCTCCTCTTCACCTTTAGCAAAAAGGCAAAAATCACGCAGAGTAATATTCTGTGCGCCTCCGGCCAGCAAATACTGATTCAGTTTTACAGATGCGAACTCGTAATCCAGTAAATCAGCAGAAAACAGATGATGTGAAAAATAATCAGCCCATGCCCGGAACTCAGAGCAACTCATTTCTGATAACCAACGCCGCCAGTCAGCGCGCTTGAACTCCCGCGCCACCCCCAAGACAAAGCGCATCTCTTGGTTTAGAACTTTCCCGCATCCAGTTCCTCACTATCAACATCGCCATGATTTTCAATAGGCTCTGGCGATAACATACCGCTTAACTTCATAATCAGACGAGCAGCTGCGACTAATGCTGATGATGACCACGATCCCATCACGACATGCTGCATTTCCATTACAGCGTCCTGATCTGTGGCTTTTTCAATAGGAATCGTTGCCATTGCGACAATCAACGCATTAAGTTTGATATCCAACTTATTAGCCGCAGCGATATACGTCATTGGATCAGTGCCATCATCCCCCGTTACCTGATTGGCCGCAGCATATTCAAGGTATTCGATACGCTGCAATGCAGAAAGTTCTCGTAACTCGATAGTATTACCATCATGAGTAAACATTCCGCGCTTTAAAAACATCAGATCACCCCATAAAAAACCCGCCAATTGGCGGGTGTCATACTTAGTCATATTTAACGCATTAACTCAGCGTTAACGTTACTTTATCAGAAAAGCCCGCACCGCTAACGGTAATAGCGACTTCACCCGTATTGAGCGGCGTAATATCTGGAGCAGTAGAATCAGCAACTAACGCTTTTTCAGGATCAGCGGATGTCACATTAAGCGGCGGTAACGCAGCCCCCGTAGGAACCGGCGTTACAGTAAGGCTAATTCGCCCCTTGCTCACGGGAGATGTTGCGGTCCACTTTCCCTGACTGCCCGATAGCGATACCTGGTTGCTATCATCATATTTCGCTGCTGAAATTTTGATACCAGTCAGCGCCGGGATCAGCTCTTCAGCCAAAATAGGTTTGCCTGACGGCTGAATCTCAATTGTGCGAGTAATCGTGTCCTTATTGGTGACCTGCTTCCCTAATTTTGAGATATGCCCAGTAAAAAAATCACACACACCATTCGGATATTTAATCCGAAATGTCAGATTCTTATTCATCATAAATGCAGCCATCAGCGCCTGCTGCCCAGGATCGCCAGGCATCCATGCCAGCGTTGCAGATAATGCTGATACTGATTTTTGCCCAGGTGTGCTTTGCTTCCACTCAGCATTCTCATCATCAAGGTAGAAATCATCCTCCGACTCGGTCTGGAGTTCACCAGGCTGTAGGGACTTAACTTTACCCAAACGCCTCCAATCATCTTCCGGCGATTTTGGGGTGCCAATCCCACGACCGATGTAATACCACAGCGTGGTTTTTGCGCCTTTAACTGGCTCACTTTTCAATGTTTCGGTCATTTACTACTTCCCCTCATATGTAATGTCATATAACACATCAACAACAGAGCAGGCTGCACTAGCGTCATTTCGTGGATATTCCATGCCGGAATAGTCAATTGAACAACACCGACGTGCTAGCGCACCACACTCATCAATTACCGGAATAACAATATTGCTAACCCAATCATCCAACTCAGAATCAGGCGTCCCCATCTGTTCCAATACGGTGATATGCAGCGTCGCACGCCACAGATCTTCATCCAAATACTCACCGCTTGGTTTAATATCAGAGATATGAACGGCAATAGCAGGCAACTCGGTATTTTCATCGATATACGCAGGCAACCCATCGAATACAACCACGCCTTTTTTGTTATTAACTGCCGGAATCAATGCATCGACAACAATCGAGCGGATTTTAGTGATTACACTCACTTTCGCATCTCCCGTTTCAGTTGTATGGATAGCTGCTTATTAACCTCTCTCTCCATATCACTCAAAATAGCGTTTTTTTCCTGTTCGAATGCCTGAGTTAATACACCAGCCATTTCATCACGAGTTGCATCGATCATCAGGCGCTTCTTCGCAGCAATCGCTGCTGCTGTCCTGTGCATGATTTGCCAATGTCGGTATTTGGGAATATATACAAGAAATGAGCCAGGATAAGATCGTCCTCCAGCTGTTAATATTGATCCACGCCAGCCAGAGCGTCCACCTCCTCTTGGTCCGAGAATAAGTTGAGGAGCACCCCTGTTAATCACCGGCATCGCGCTGCGATAAACGGTAATTTTCGAATAGGCTGATGACCCACCACGCGGCGTATACAACCGCATGCGCTTTCTCACCGTATCTACAGGTAAAACTTGCTTGCTGGCAACACGCACGGCAGCACGCTCAATTGCCATTTTCCCTACAATTTTTGATGCTCGGCGAATAGCTGTAGGAACAGCATTATCACTCAGCTCACGCAGCACAGCCTCAAGCCGCTCTTTTTCGATGTGAGCCATATGATCTCCTACACTTTACGAAAGGCCTGCCTACGATTATTTGTTGGTGGTTCTCCTACCCCTAGGTACACAACGCGGCTTCCCGCATCATCGGGCCCAATACGATCAACAAAATAGCGAGCGTCACCGATTAATACGGTATCAAATCGCTGCATCCACGGAATATCATCCGAGCTGACAAACAATGTCGGCGCAGTCCCCTCAATCCGTACTCCGGGGATGGCATAGCTCAAACTCTCAGCATCATCAAATACACCGCGAACTAGCCGAACCTGACCATCAGAGACGACTTTTATACTAACTCCCATTGCCTGACGGATCGTGGTATCAGCAAGCGCCATGACCTGATCGAACAGATTTTCCGTCATGGTGCCCCCTTCTATACCGGCTCAGCGATATGCGATGAAACCAGGCTATCCAGTACGCTCGATGCAACCATTACAACATCACCAGCCTGTGCAAACTCCAGCCGCTGATCGCCACTTTTATCCCAGGCGTCCATGTGCGCAGTTAGCAACATTCGTACTAAAACACGCTCATCACATAATGAAGATCCATGCTCAGCGGCATCCCCATCTCCATGGGAGATCATATCAACCGTATTATCATCACCTGATGCCACAGAGGCCTCCTCTTCCCACTCAGCTAACCGCTGGGCAATCTCGGCGCTAGAACCAGATACGTCGGCATCACGACCTAAAACATTCGCGAGATCTCGCAATCTGGCAACCATCTGAGGTTTTGTCATTTGCTCTTTAGCCATACGCCCCTCTCTTGATGTGAGAAAATGGCGAGCACACACAGCTCGCCAGTCTGTGGTTACTTCACTTGCACAACAACGAATGCATCAGGATCAGGGAGAACCATCAGCGGAGCAGATTGCGTCATCGTAAACTCACGAGCCGGATCGCCCTGGGTGATCCAGTGCTTGGGGTAGCGTACGGCAGAGGAAATCCCCTCAGCCAATGCTTGGGCATCCTGAATTGCACCATAGCAACGAATACCTTCAGCCAGAGTATTCCCAAGAACCAACGTTCCTTCAGGGAGGTAGCGCTGCTCCGCGCCGTCTTTATCGATGTATGAGGTCTTGGCAACAATAATCGCCATATCGCCGTAATAGCCCTTAAAAGACACAACAGCGCCCAGATCTTTCAATGCTGTTTCAAGCTCAGATTTAGAGCCACGACGGGTATCGAGCTTCTCTCGGAATAGCTTAAAACCGTTCAAAATGCGCCAGACCTTTCCGTCCATCACCGCAATGTTGATCGCACCAGAGGCAAAATCACAATATGCGTCGATATCGTGCGTCGGGTCGAACGTATCCACGGGCTTCTTAGACCATTCTTTGTCACTAGATTGAACGATGTTGTTACTGGCGGAACGGCCGAAATCAACCTCGACAGTTTCAAACTGATCACCTGCCATAGTGTATTTACCGTTCAGTATCGCTGAAACCGCCTGTAACTCTTCAACTTGACAGATGGCCTGCTCTTCCAACTTCAGGTTATCAGTTAAAATACGCAGGCGACGATATGCCGGATTATTGAGCTTGGCAGGATCTTCACCAGGCAACCGTTCAACGACCTGGCGATAGTTAACCTCATGTTTGGGTTTAACATAGCCGGGACGCAATACCCGCGTTTCCCCCCCTTTGCTACGCAATACACGCCCCTCAATAACCGGGGATACGTACGCAGCAATACGCGCCTTCCCGGTAATTTTATCGAGCATCACCTCTTCAGTATCAAAGGTGACCGTACGAGGGAAGAACAGCGACAAGAACAGCGGATTAAACTTTACTTTTTGCTCGGTATAGCCCAGTAATTGACGGGTTGTAAACAGCCCCATAAATTCGTACCTCTCTAAAATAAAAACGGGCCGCCAAAGCGACCCGATGAATAGAAGATAGACCGTGATCAAATGTGACTCAGTGCCGAGCCGACAAAGGCGTTCGCTTTTTTCACTGCATCAACAGAGCTAGGCCAAACCAATGCATCTGTCGCAAACGTACCACTCTTGTAATACGTCAGTGTCTGTTCAGACCCAGCCAGCGCAATAGCCAGCACACCAACCGCAGTGCCAGCATTTTGCCCATCCCATTTCACCAATTTTCCAGTAGATGAATCCAGCATCAACGGCGTCATCGCTGGCACCGCCTCACTGATTCCGCTTTGCCCAACGGCAGTATGTGCAGGATCATCACCTGCAAAAATAAATGCATCACCACGCTGCTCGACTTGAGTTTTTACCGTCATTACAGACCTCTCTTCTTCATTATTCGATGCGATTAGGGCATGCTATAAAGCATTGCCGTATCATCATCTGCCCCATTATTGCCAGTGCCGGAAGAAACCGCTGGCTGGCTATGAGTAGCCATAAACTGATCGAATACCGCATCCTGGTTAAGTGCTGACAAGGGTGCCGCCGCCAAAAATTTTTTCGCCTTATCAACCGTCATTCCGGGCTCATCGGCTAACATTGCGGCCAGTTGTTCACGCCCTTTTGCCTCATTGCATGACAGAATGGCGGTACGGGTATCAGAACTGGTTGCCACTGGCGCAGCAGCCAGTAAACCTCGTGCCTGTTCAACGGTCATCCCCGGTGTCGCCGCAAGCGCTTCGGCCAAACTCTCGCGTCCTTTAGCCTCATCACAGGCCATGATCTGATCGCCGACACTTTTAGATGAGCCCCCTCCTGCCTGCGACGGAGCTGCCGCCAAAATTTCCTGTGCCTGCTCCACCGTCATCCCTGGTTGCATCGCTAAGGTTTGCGCCAGCTGCTCACGCCCTTTAGCCGCCTCGCAACGTAAAATCCCCATTACCCGCTGGTTTTCCTGTGCAGCCGCTTCTGCCGCAGTTAAATTTTCAACGCTCATGGCGCCTCCTCTTTTTTTCAATTCTGCCGCCATAACATCAAGTGCATCTGCGGCGTTTACCATCCCATCAGCCAGCCCAACATCAATACTGGCCTGGCCGCTATACGTCGCCGCTTCAGTTGCCATGACTTCATCAACCGATAGACCTGTAAACATTGCTACCTTTTCAGCAAACAACCGCCTAGCAGCATCAATCCGCTGTTGAAAATCAGCGCGTACAGAGTCAGGCAGCGCTTGCGTACTATTCCCATCGACTTTATGCGCACCGGAGTAGATCAACGTAATGTCTACCCCCTGTTGAGCGAGCTGTTTCTCATAACTGGTATGCGCCATCAGTACACCGATAGAGCCGATTGTTGATGTCTGTGTTACCAAACGTTTGGCACACGCCGATGCGATCAACATAGCCGCAGAGCAAGCCATATCATTGCACAACGCCCAAATGGGCTTTTGGGCACCCAGCCGTGCGATCATGTCAGCACAATCAAATGCGCCTGCCGCCTGTCCACCGGGGCTATCAATATCGAGGAGAATGCCTCGAACCGCTGTATCGGAAATCGCCTGCTGTAAACGTGCGGTAATCCCGTCATATCCAGTCATGCCAGAAAACGGGCGCATCGCTCCCAATTTATGAACCAGTGTTCCAGTTACGGGTAAAACAGCGATGCCGTTTCTAACCTGATAAACACGAGCAGGTCGTTTCCCCTCTTCCATAAAATTGTCTAGCGCCAACTGCATGCCAGACGCATCTAGGGTTAGAGATTGCTGCGGTATAGATAGCGTACCGGCCCCGAGCTCTTTACCTAGCGCACAAAAGAAAACCCGCGCATAGGCGGGCTCTAGCAATAGAGGCTCATTAAATGCCATCGCGGCGATGTGCGATAAATTACGTTGCACGTTGCCCCTCCTCGGTTGATTGTTTAATCTGCTGTTGAAAGGTGTCGCTTACCCATGTCGGCTTTGGTAAACCTGCCGCCGCACGTTCCTGACTTTCACGCACTTGCTGACGGAAAATTTCCTGATAGTCCTCACCCATGAGTGATAGCTCTTTCTCATAAGTGCTCAAGCCAGCCTCAATACGCATCACTGACTCCTGCACCTCTTTCAGACCATCAATTGCCATGCGACCAGCGCCGATCCAATCAGCACGGCACCAACTGGCGCGGGCTTCCCAAAATGAAAAGCGCGCCTTTGGCGGCCTAACAACACCTCTGATCAACGCTTCCTCTAACCAGCACGCAAACATCTGCGATGCGAGACGCCCTGCAATAAATTTTCGTTTACCCATAAAATGGCGCCATGACTCATTCGCTGATGCGCGAGCACTGGAATAACTCACTTCGGAATAATCACGCGATAGCTGCTCATAAGAGACACCTAACCCAGCGGCAATATAGCGGAGCAATGACTTTTCCAAAGCCGAGAATCCATTATCAGAGTCTTTCGCTGTCTGTAGATTTAGTGCATCGCCGGGGAATAAGTGAGGAATCCTGACACCACCAAGCTTTATTTTATTCGATTGATAGTATCTAGCATACGCTGATAACGCACAAACCAATGGGTTATTTTTGTTACTGCTGGTAGATTCATTACCGACGCCTGCGATATATTCAAACGCTTTATCTGAATCTAGCTCTGATTCGATTGTCGCCGCATACATCGCCTTTACAATCGCTGACTGCAACTGAGTTGCCTGGAGCGTATCCAGCATTTTGAGGCGTTCCATAACAGAATAAAACTGATTTGCCCCGCGCGTCTGTCCATCCTCTACTGGCTGAAATACATGGATCATCCCAGGACGACCAGATGGTAACATTGCAACGATACGCACCCAATTAGTTGACCCAAATGATAAATAATCATCATCAGAAACATGGTACGCAAGCGCCTTACCATGTTTATCAACTTCAACGCCGGCACGTAAATAACGACTACCTAACGTATTCCAAGGGTTACTAACCCGCTTCGGACTAATAGCCTTAAAGCGAGTGCGAAATAGCGATGTAGATTCAGCGTCCCATGCTGGCTGAACGAATATTTCACCATTGAACGCATGTACCCCAACGCCCTCACGAATAAATTCAGTAAATGATCGCTTCCCCTCTACATCCATCGTGCCGAATGTTGGATCGCAATATTCTTGCCAAGCTGCCTCAACGTCATCAACGAAAGAATAAGCGTCATCCTCTTTCATCCCCAAATAACGCCAATTAATACGATAACTAAGGCGAAAAAGGTTTCCAACAATATGATCTTTATGTAGTTCAACAGCATTTGCCGCCAATCCGTTATTTCTAACAAGATCATCAGCACGCGCGTTCCCTAAACGCAGAGTTGGTAACAAAGCGGCATCAGCACCTTCTGGATGAGGAACCCAATCAGCCATTTGCCCACCAAACCCAACGCCTCCACCAGAATATCCTAGACTCTGGCGTAGCGGCTGACCGCTAACATCAACTAATTCTGGTACAGGCATCACAACATCACTCCAACAGGACTACGCCGACGTATGGACACACCTAATGAAACTTCTATCTCATCAATATAGCGGCGCAACTCTTGAATATTGGCTTGTGAAAACTGCACTTGCCTTCCACCCTTGCTAATAGAAACGACACGGCGTCCTGTCAGTAATTCATGTAGCGCCTGGCGAGCTTCTGTTAGCATCTCATGCGTATAAACCATGATTAATCTCCTCCACTCAATGCCGCTGCTATTGCCTCTAAGGAAAGCTGCTGTTCATTATGCTCATTACGCCGTGCCTCAGCTAACAGATCTAGATCTAATTGCCAGCGCTGAATTGAAATCCTCAGAGCAGCATAGGCATAAACTAAGCAGTCCAGCGCTTCATTTCTGCGCCCTTTCGCATCCCATAGCAGCTTAATTTTCCCGTTAACTAATTTCTCTACGAGCTCCTCTGCAACCAACTGTTTTGCCTCAATTTCCGTGAAAATATCAGGATCATCAGGAAATCGCAGTGTATAAGGGGTCGCCTCAGAGAATGGGGTTGTAGGTAACGCCATACGCGCATATAGCAGCTCTTTAACTGTATCGCTACCGACCTCACAGAGATAAACGCCACTAGCATTACGCTTCTTAGGCATCGTAATCACAGGTTTCCCATATACTGACGCACCTTTAATCGGCAACACTCTGAAAACGCCATGCTTACGAGAACGTGAAAATACCAGCTCTTGATCAATACCACCAGTATCCCAACAAACACGGGAGATCCCCATATCACTACCATCTGAGCAGTGGTAACGCCGATTAATCACATCATCAACACGTAAGAGAGTATCCTCATCATCAGGCCTTCCCATTACGATGGCCTTATCAATCAAGAACGCCTCCTCACCAGGAGCCCACCCCCAAACATAGACCTCATAACGATCACGCTGCGAATCAATGCCAGCCGTGATATACACCACTCGCTCGGGGACTTTCACACCATAATGAACCACCTTATCCATAAGCAGCTCATAGTCCAACTTCTCAGCTACAGAATCTTCATATGGTTCACCTAACGTAGTATTAATAAAGGTCTTTAGCCCATTGGGATCTTTCAATGCGTCAAAGTAGTCATAAATAATTTGTGTCCACGTAGTAAATGGACTATATGCAGTCCAAATATGGAAAGTAACAGATCGTGGTGGGGATACTTCAGAGTTATCAGCGCTAAACCATTGCAAACCGTCGCAAGTCCAGATGCCTGTGTTATCACAAATCCATCTACCATTACGCTGATCAAGTTCTGATTGCCTAATAACACATCCATTATGCTCGCACAGGTAATAAACCGTTTCAGGCTTACCGTTATCCCATTTTAGACCAAATGGCGTATTATCATCACCAAACTTCAGGTATTGCTCACCACCACAATGTGGACACTTAACATAAAAACGCATAAAGTGCGCTGACTCATTAGCCGCCTTTTCAATCTGGCATGAGCCTTTTATTTTCGGTGTGGACCCGCGTATTGACTTCGGCCAAACAGACCCCTCAATACGTTTATCGCCTAATAATGTTGGAGAACCTTCCTTTTCAACATCCGCCTCAAATGAGGACAGTTCATCATAAGCAACGACATCAACCGATTTTTCACGATAATTTTTTGCAGCCGCACCACCCAGGCACCAGAAGCCAGCACCTGAAATAAACCGCTTTAAGGTTAGAGTATTATCCCGATGTTTCCGACCATACCACGGCGCTAACAATTTAAGGCATGGCACATCCCTGATAGTCGGCTCAACATGCGCTTTCATGAAGTTTGCAGCGTCACTATCTGTCGGTTGGAAAAACAATATATTACGTGACTTATGTTCGATAAAATAAGCCACCACACCCAACAGCATCTTTGTATAGCCAACACGCGCAGATTTAATCAAGTTAACAGTTCTAACTCGATCATTTCCCATACAGTTCATGATCGCGACCTGAAACGGTAGCGTTTCCCAACGACCTGCTGCATAGGATGATTCTTTTGGGAGAAAATAGTGATTATCTGCCCATTCAACAGGCGTCATAGGGAGAGCCCTAACTAATGGACGCAACCCCTCACGAATAGCCTGCTGTATCTCATTCTTCTGACATACGACAATACTCATCAAGCAGCCCCGGCAATGCGTCGCCAAGCGCCGCGCTGCGGTTCGATGCCTTGGCTAGAGCGTCTTTTAAAAAATCAATTAGTGACGGTTGAACATCTGGATATTTTCGCTGCACAGATAACGGAACGCCGTCAATGATGCTAGAAATTTCCATAGCTATTTTTGACAGTGCAAAAGTACAAAAACCTACATCAACCAAGCGACGTTCAGTAGCTTTATTCTTCAATTCCTGAGAATCGGCCTGTGCACGAGTTAAACGATAGCGTTCATAGTCGATCGTTCCTGGTTGCAAGTCGCTCTCCGATGCTGCCCGCAAATCTTCAACCTCTTTGCGCAGCTTTTCATTCTCGATAGAGGCGTCGCGCTCAGCAAACCAGCGAATGGCCGCAGCACTATCAAAACGAACTTCAACCCCTTTTCCACCTCCTGACAGGGTAGGCAACCCTTGTGACTGCCACGCGGTAATCGTCCGAACATCAACACCAAATACATCAGCCAACCCCTTTTTATTGATCTGCATCGGATTCCACCCCAAAAAACATAGAAAGGATCTCAATAGCTCATAATCAAGCGATATTCTATTTCTTAGATCCTTTCTTTTACCTTTGAAAATCAATGAAAAACAGTCGATTACAGTCAAGAAGAACGGATCTACCTTAACCACGAAAAATTTCGTAAATAGACATTCATCGCGAGTCGTGTGACCCGCTCCGCTTCAAGCTCCAGAAAGTACCTTCGAAAATAAACGCTGGATTCTTCCGCCATCGCTCCAGCTGGCGACTATGAGAGGATCATCCCCGGCGTTGTCTGTTTTTGATTGACCTCGCTCACTCGCATGAAGGTTGGCATGGTCTCGGTTAGGGCGAGGAAACGGCGACAGGCGACGCCAGTGGATTACAGTTGCTGGCGATTCTTCAGTTGATTAATCTGCTCACGAATAGCGATGTTCATGCGCCCTGCATTGGTCTTCGGGCAGTACTGTGTACAGTGTGACCGTGATCCACAGTAGCCACAGCGGCGTGCTCGCGTGAGTTGAAACGGTGATGGCTTCATACATCCCCCCATGAAAAAGGCCGCACGTGGCGGCCTGGCTGCATTATCGCAGGCCCTTAGCAAAGACCTGCTGTAATGCTTACTCTTCTTCGACCTTATCCCCAGCTACAAGAGAGGCGCGCTTTAACTCCACGCGCCGGATCCCCGCTTTGTCCGCATTGCACTGCCCTAGGGCAGATAACAAACGCGCATTGAGATCCAAGCTGGCCCCCCAGGTCAGCGGATCAGGTACTGCTGGCACCGGCGTATCGCCGGTTAACTCAGTGCTGATCGGTGGCTCTGGCGCCGGAACGTATACTGTCCGCGTACTGACGCAGCCGCTGAGCAGCGACAGCAGGTACAGGCCGACGAGCGCAATCATCGCCCGCAATAGCCACCGCGATATCTCGCGCGGCTCTCTGTGACTCCAGTGCGATCTGGTGCTTTGCATTTCGATTAGCCTCCACCGCCTGATTCATGATGTTGAGCGTCAGCATCACGTTGTCTGTAATCGCCTGGGCTTCCCCGGCATCACGCTGCACCCATTTAGCCTGCCACGCTCGATCAGCCTCATCCTTTCCATCTGCATGGCCAGCGGCGTACCGCCAGGACGACAGCCCCCAATACGACAAAGCCACCAACGCGATTAGCGCCAGTGGCTTCCATAACCGTTCACCAAGCATGTGACTACCTCACAGACCCCTTGAATACCTCGCCGTCATCTCTTCTTCGCTTGGCATGCGCAACATCCCGCATCCATCGCGCAGATCCATATCTACCAACATATCGGCAAACTGACACATCAAGGCATTCATGTAGCGAATACCAAGACGGTTAAGCATAGGCGGCCGCCCTCCAACAAAAACTACCCGGTTATCGGGTAGTTCATACAGCGGCCGTAGTAAACGAATGCAAAACCTTACGCACCATGCTGACGGGTGACGCTCCTTGATATACCCATCCAGCAACCCGGTTAAAAAGTTACGGTCAACTTCAATGTCCCCAGACTCATGCCGGTAGACTGGACGCCGGTGTATTGATACTAGGTGGAGCAAGTAGGCCTCAGCTACACGCCAGGCAAAGAACTCGTCAGGAGATTGGCTATTCATGGCTCAGCCCCGGCAAACACATCTGCACTTCATCCACGATCCTTTCTCTGGCCGTGTGCAATAATCGCTTACGACCACCCACTCCCCATCTAGCCATTCGACTTGCGCACTGGCTGATATCCTTTGTTTCAGTCTTGATGACAAGATCGAGCTTATTCAGCCGAGTCATGGCATCAAATCCTTTTCTGACAAAAGACTGAAAGGTTTGATACACACGGATCTCAAACTCAGCGCTCAATCATGCCGCATAGCGTATGGCAACAATCTCCTCTGCCCATACCCCCTGACTAAACCCGCCATTAATTACAATAACTGGTTGATTTTGTTCCAGAATGCATTTCTGCATTCTGGTCAAGGTTTCAACAAATGCTTTTACCTTCTTAGTTCGAAGGAACTGGCTCGGGCCCTGATTTTCTTTGGCTTGACCACAAGCTACCGCAGACATGTGGAGATCGTTCAGGCTATAACGCCCCGCTTCATCAACGCGAATGGACACACCGTTTACCAACACGGTTGGATATTTCATTGTGCGTCCCCCTATAGAAACGAACCTTGTTGCCCAGAAACGCCGCCCACAGAGAGGTCGCCACCTATAACGGCGGTTCTCCAAGGATCGTTTCTAGAAGGCTCTGTGTGATTGTTTGCGCCGGGCATGGCGCAGATACGACAAAACCCCGGCATAAACCGAGGCTTTTAGATGTGTAATACAGGTTTATAGAGTTTTGTATTGCACCTCAACATAGTGCAATACAAAAAGCCCAGCATATAGCTGGAGATTAATATCTGTTACTTTCTAAATTATTTTAACAGAAATGAAGTCATCAGTTCCTACGTGATGCGATCCATATTTTACTAAATACTTATCACCTTGCTTTGCTGCATGAATCTCTGCCTCACCTTTCGAACTATACACACCAGAAAGATGCCATGGCACAGGGCAAAGGACAGCCCAACCTAAAACCCATCCAACATTATCAGGATCTCGCTCAAGACCTGGCTCAACAAACATAAGATAATCTCCTTCAGGCACCTGAAATCATCTTATGACAATGCAGCTCTCACTTCTAGCTCGCGAAGATCTGGACGGTTATGCACGACCTTAAACTCACCATCAACATCACCCACGGTATAGCTTCGAGAATACGAGGATGATGACTTCCCAAGAATGGAATCAGATACCAACACATTATCACCACAATAAACCGTAAAACCCACAACCTCCTCCGCTGTAGTATCACGTTCATGCTTAGCAAGTCCATTGATAGTAATGACGAGTTCTTTCATACTGTCCTCTAATCGGAATAAAAAAAGAATTTACTGCATCCTTGGAATTTTATTTTGTCAGACCATCAGAACGATCCACACTTTTTAGATGATAATGCTGCAAAACAATGATGCCAGCGAATATCAACCAGCCTCTCCGTCATGACCACTGGCCGCTACAACCGCCGCCATCAGAAAACATAGCGCCGATATGTCGTGTCTACTCATGATCAAGCCCCCAACACGCCAGCGCGGCTTCCTCATCCCGGCGCGTTACTTGCCCAAAGCAGTTGTTTGACCGAATGCGGCAATCACGACCGCGATCATAAATCCATCGCCTAATCTCCCGACACGCCCCACGACGATCGCCAGCATTCAGCTTGCGGTAAAACGTAGACGTAAAACACTTTCCGGGACCAATGTTGTAGGGACAAAATGAGGCGATACCGACCTTCTGTGGCTCAGTCAGTGGAACATGCACATTACGTGCAACCCACGCCAGCGCCTTATCGCGTTCTATAGCATTGTATTTCTGGCACTGCTGCTCCGTTAATCGCATCCCCTTAGCAACTGGTCTGCCATCAACGCGAGTCACTCCCCGGCATATTGACCAAATGCCGCTGCCGTCACGGTAGGCTACCAGGCGATTTCCCTCTTTTTCAGTCAAAAACTGATCCATCAGCTGAGGAGCCGACGCACCACCAGCTATCAGCGTCAGCATAGCCGCGCTAAGCGCTGCGGCCTTCGCTCTACTCGCCATCCAAATCAGTCCTCCCACATGTGATCGACGTCTTCCGGTGTCACTAGCTCATCCGCGCGGCTACGTCGGTAGTCAATCCACTGCCTCAGCAACCGCTCTCGGCGACAACGGAAAATAAATCCCGTGATGTAACCCAACACCGAGAAAAAGATCCCAATGATGATGCCAATTACCATCCACTCAGATGGCGAGAAGAAATTGATAACAGATGACAAAAAAGACATGGTCCCACCCGCCAATAGGGTGTTATCTGCCGTACGTAGATACATGCGCATGATCTCCACCTCTACCTACGAGGCAGGGGCAATAAAAAAGCCGCAAACGCGGCTATTGGTTGTTCACTAAACGTAAAACCAGTATCGACAACTCATCGCTTCCTCTCTCAAAAGCTCATCTATACTCAACTACAGATAAGTCTTTGAGGCAGCAGATGTAAGCCATCACTTATGCTCTAGGAGGAGACATGGATTACGAAACAAAAACAGAGCTAGAACACATAAAAGTAACAATGGCGGTCAGAGAGCAAGCTGTGAGCCTAATACTTCATAGCCTCTTGCAAACGTTAGAGCGTATTGATCCGTCAGGGGGGCTTGCAAGAGGGCTAAAAAACGACATTAATAGCTCACTATCGAGGCTCCATCATAACAATGACTTAGTAGCTTTCATTAACAGGCTAATGGACTATCCCGAGGGGAAATCATTAAGTGACCTAAATCATCAATCAAGAAAATTTCTTGATTAAGCTGAATATTATGAAAAAACTATAGATCGCACACTCGGACAACACTGAGCAATAATTAATTGCTCGCCAGATGAAAAGAGCAGCGCCACGCGTGGCCACTCATGAAAAAGTAAGATGTGAGTAATGGCTGGCTATTGTGTGGCGCTGATAGGTTGCCCCCTGCACCATCTCAGGACGTCGATCTCATCGAGTATCAGTGTATGGCGGGCGGGAATGAAAAAGCCACGCACAAGATGAGGCATGACTAGATAATTGCAGCGACCATTCAAAATCAGAAACAAATAACTGGCTTTCCCCAAGCAACAGGATTCCCTATTTTCCTTACCTGCCCCGGCCGATGTAAAAACAGCCAATAAAAAGATTACACTGGAAATAATTAATATGCTATTAGTACATCAATGCTCATTATGTAACATAAGCTATGATACCTTTGATAAAAATAATGCGCTTATGCATTTAACAAAGAAATATCTTTAATAAAAACCATATCATTAAAAATGTGATATATATCGCATCCAATACACTTCTAAAATAAAAATGCTGAGGCACACACCAAATAAATAATCATATCCATAATGCGGTAAGTGCCACAGCAAAATAACGCAAAGGAAACCACCAGGGATTTTACAACACGTTTCACTACAATTAATAACTAGCACGGAAGTATCAACAAATCAAATATCTCGTACTAGATTGAGATGTTGGCCTAGTTTATACAAAAAAACCCGCTCATAGGCGGGTTAATCAAATTCGTTACGCTTTTACTGCCTGCTGAGCCAGCGCAGCTTCGCTAAGCGTATATCAAAATACTAACTTTCTCGGTAAAAATGTCAACTATCTTTTTTTAGTACATCGCGTAGCGGCTTAAACAGCGCGAACTCTGCAGCCGACAACCACGAGTTAACCCTGTTTTGATACGTTCTGAGACAGACACTAGGGTCTTTCTCATGGCGCTCAACAGCGATCTGATAGCAACTCTTCCGATGGCAATAATGCTCTTTGACTACGTTCAACTGCCCCGCACCTAGCACCCTGGCAATCACGCGATCAATCATCATACCCTCGTCATCGCTTAGGAATAACAGGCTGCTAGCAGCGCGATTGCCTTTGATACAGTCGAAAATAACCTGCAACTCTTCACTCGTTATTCCTGAGCGTGCCATCTCCTGCTTGGCTCTTTGCAATGCTGCTTTTGAGATCGTTGGATCACAGATCAGCTTTGACAGAATTCCGGCGGCTCCCTGGTTACGTCTTACTAGCGCCCAGCGTCCCCACATGCGTAAACGTCCCTGCAACCATAGCCGATCCAGAGTACGCAGCTTCAAATCACTACCGTCGGCCTTAGCCATACAATCAGGATAAAACATCAGCTATCTCCACACATTAAGCTGTAAAAATTGCGCCAATACCTAGCGCACGGTTTAGGAATTGCACTAGCAGCTTCACCTGGCTGCCGTGCTGCCGCTCCCAGGCGCTTACGTCCCGGTGCAGCTCGTCGTGACACCGCCGGCATAGCGGGATCACGAACAAATCATGCGTCTTAGTTCCTATGCCGCCCAACCCCAATCCCGAATTGATGATGTGATGTGGATCATCGGCAGGGTTTCCGCACCCGCAACACGGCTGTGTCTTCACCCAGCGTGTGTACTTCTCACTCTCCCAGCGCTGGAGTTTGGGGCGCAGCATAAAGCCTGCTGTCGGCGCTTCATCTGCCTCCAGCTTGATTACCGGCTTCATTCTCTCCTGGGGGATTGCAGCCTCTGCGACTTCTACCGCAGCGGCCAGCACGCCCTGAGCCGTTGGCCGATCCGGTACGATTGTCGATTCGCTCATCACGCCAGTGATCTCCTCCGGCTCAATACCGGTGATCCGACGCGCAATACCACCGGGGATCAGGTCAGCGACACCGACTATCAGCGCCCACCAACACAGCTCCGGCTCAGTCAACTGATGCCCTTCTGGCAACTTTAACCCACGACGGGCAGCCTCTATCACCCACTCAGCGCGGTTTCTCTCGCATAGCTCTGTAAAAACCTTCCCATTAGTCCCGCGCATAGCGTTGTCGCAGGCCCAACACAGCTTAGCGCCGCCATGCTCATTCATCGCATTCGTCAGCTCTGTACTATGGTAACCATCGCGCACATCTTTCCACTGGCAGTAGTGGAATGACTCTAGATAATCTGAAAATTGCATGTACAGGCTGGCAGCGTGCCGCACGCGCTCATGAGCAAAAAAGGGGCGCCATATCTGATCGGCGGCTAACAACTGATCTGATACCAACTCACCGGCAGGGAAGCTATGAAACGCCACAGGTACATCAGATAACATTACCCGCTGCCCATCACTGAAGCGGCGTGTCAAACGTCCTGTTTTCAGTAGCACAACACCAGCACTTCTCTGAGGAAATACGGTAAATAACATACGCATCAGCTCCCCCCTACGATGCGAATTCCTCGCGCTGTACCGTGAATCAGCTCTATCACACCGTGGCGGCAAAGTGCCTTAATATGCTCTTCAGCAGCATTTGGCGAGCGATAGCCCATGCCATCGGCGATTTCAACGCGGGTTGGAGGGAATCCAGTTTTAACTATGAATTCTCGAATAAACACCAGAACGGCCTTCTGCTTCTCCGTCATCCCTCTCATGCCACCCCCCTCCGCTCAAACCTCCCCAGCTTCGGGTGATACCAATATTTGCTGCGCATTGCCCGTGTAGCCTCATGGATAACAACGTCAACAGCGCGAAAAAAATCTGCCTCATCGGCAACGGTCGCGTTCGTCACAATCCCACCAGGGGTCATGAACGGGATCTTCTTACTGCGGACACCAAATGCTTTAATCAGATCGCGCGTCTTCTGCTCGGATAGCCCACTTTCAGCTGACAGGTTGCGGATAGTCTGCCAGCCTGACGGAATAGCACCGGCGGCGATGTCTTTCACCTGCTGATCAACTAGAGCAACCTGTTGCTGTACCTCCTCAACCTGACGCTCGATACGTGCGGCCTCCATAGCTACTTGCGCAATCATTTCTAGTTGGCTCGTCGGCCTCGCTGATAGCTCCAGCTCTTGCCATCGCCTGATGATTGCCATCCTGTATTGAGCGCTATACCCCGCGACCAGGCAGATTGATTGAGCCTTATCCAGTAAGAGCATCGGATATGTTCTCCCCTGCCCGTCTTGGTAATCTCCCCTAATTTGGGGAGATTGGAGCTCAGCCAGCAAATTGCGGGCATCGCGTAAAACATGGTCATGACGTTTACCAGTTAACTCCGCAATTTCCCTGGTGGACATCATTATCACGCCATTATTAGTAGGCGAAATCGGATACATCGGCACCTCCACACTGTGTGAGTTACCGCCCCCCGGCATGGTCTGGCGGCTCATTTATTCTACTGGATCTCCATACAGCTTTCAGAAAAAAATGCGTGAAATATGAATTTAATTCATTGATTAATATGGTGTATTAATTGAATCACATTGATCGGCGCTCGCTATCATGTCGGCATCCTTTTTGGCATTGCAGTAAACGGTTGAATCACGATCTCAACACATCCCCCTTTCACAACTTCACCAAACTCAGCCGTCAGCCGCTTAATCTGGCTGTCGTCATGCCAGATGCCGAGCTTTGTCATAGAGTCCAGTGGAGCCTTGAAGAAGTTATCCAGATCACGGCGGGCGCGGGTCGGCGGGAACAAAACGACATGAACAGATAGATCACCGTCCATCGGTATCGGATAGCGGCGCAGCTGCTCCAGTACACGAGCGCGACATTCGGTGTGGAATGCCCGCCCTTTGGCACTAACCAGATGGCGACCAGAAAGCGGCCCCCGCGAGGGGGCGCGCCAATATGTGTTAACGCTAGGTGGGAATGGGAGGTACAGCCTCATGCAACCTCCATGTGATAGCCGGGGATTAGCTCACAACTTTTCTCGCACTCGTTACCCCAACTATCCCAACCATCGACCTGACCCCGAGCGAATAACTCAATGCGAGGGACATCACCAAGCAGCTGCACCAGCAACTCTCGGAACTCGGGCGGCTTCGCGCTATGTTTCCCACGCGGGAATGTCTGATGCTGGCAAATACTGGCATCGAGACGTAACGGTAATTTCCCTCTCACAGCGAATAGGCAATCTTCAGAGTTAGCCCTGGTCATATGTCCCATGCCGATCGCACTAGTTCCTGTTCGTCGGTTGGTTTTGTGCCAGGTAAACCCCTTCATCGTCATCAGACGGAACCCCCACGCCTCAACGACGCGAAGAGCCTCTAACGGCTGTGTTGGCACCCACCACATAGCTAACAGGCAGTTATCACCAGCCATATCCCATACCGGCAATCTGCAGATCTCTTGTGCGCTCATAGTCGCATACTTATGCGAGGCACCACGTTTACCACTGGAAGCCTTATCACGATATGACCAGGGCGGATCGGCGTAGATAATTTGATACTTCACAGAACGCCCCCTACGCAGTTGTCATAGTCCATACGAGGATCACCGCTGATACGCTGAGTGCCGCGTACACGGAGTGATAGCTCATTACGACGAGCCACAACATCGTTGATCTGGTATGCATCAGCATATACCGCCGCTTTTGCCAGCTCCGTTAATGCCCGTCGATTCAATCCACGCCCAGCCAGCTCCTCTGCTCGCTTGCAATGCAAGGCGGCCATTCTTGAATTTTCCCTGCTCATGCCGCCCCCCTGCTTGTGTTCACGCGTATCTGGTGCCTGATACTAGCCAGCGCGGCCAGCCCAATTGACTTGTAATACTCCGGGTTACCGGCTAGCTCTGCGGCTGTTTTTGGCCGACGGTTATCGGCAATGCGGGCGACTGGATTGGGGATAGTCTTACCTTTCGCGATATCACGCGCCCAGACGGCGAGCTTAGATTTGATGGACTTCATCACCTCAACGTCGGTGTAGTTGTACTGCTGCATCAGGCGACGCACATCCAACACGATCCAGTACATAACCGGATGCGGCCAGGGGTATGTCTCCGGGGACTGATAGCGACCGCGCTCTGCGGCATACCGCTTGAACTCATCAAAAATATCCGACGCCGCTGGCAACCCAACCGCTGAAACCATCCCATCACGGCACCAGGCAATAAACTTTCCGCAGCTCGGCCAGAAGTCAGTCTCCTGCTGGCGCGCAATACGCATACCGGCGCGGACCTGCTCGACTGTCGTGATCCCGTTCTCGGCAAATGCCAAGATCCACTGGCGTTTAGTCGCCGCTTCGGCGGATGGGTCGGCCATCACCGTATGCCTGGCTGCCGGGAAGATCTGAACCAGGTTGTCGAACAGCACATCCACCAGGTGCTGGGCGTCGGCGTTTACTACTCGGCGTTGGCTAACATCACCACTGGCCATAGTCGCCAGCGCGCCACCATCGCGATTTTTGATTACCGTGGCTAAATCTTTCATAGCGTACTCTCCCAACCTTCCGGGCTATTCCAGTGTGGTCCAGTAGACGTGCCGAACGGCGATGCACTCCCGCGATTCCAGGAGTTACCGCAACGCGACGGTCGGCCAGCATTGACCCAGTTAGTCGCCTTCACAACGCGCTCATCGAATCTCGATGCTCTAAAAATCGTGGTTGGGCAGAGATGCTCTCGCATTTCAGGATCTGCGCCCCATATCTCGGACAGGTAGTCCATGACTAACCGGCAATCATCAACGGTGAAACCTTCACGCAAGCGAGCCGCAATCTGCTTGGACGCAATCGTCCCTTTGCGGAATCCAAGCGGTTTGGGCTTGCCAAGCTTTTCAGCCAGGGTAGCGATGTTCCGATTCAGATGGTCAATCAGGATTGACACCTGTTCAGCAATGACATCCCCCTGGGGGGTTGGGGGGGTAGATCTTTTACCATTTAGGTTCCTGATAGATTCCGTATCCCGTTTTTGGGTGTCTTTCCCTCCAAAATTGGGGGTCTTTCCCTCGCTAACACTACCGTTTTCGGGTTCCTTTCCATCTGGAACACACCCGTTTTCGGTAACGTTACCGTTTTTGGGTGCCTTTGCTTTTTTAACAGCACCGTTTTTGGGTGCCTTTAAAGACTCCCGTTTTTGGGTATGTTTTGAATCCTCATAGCTCTCAGACACTCCTACCAGGCGATAGACGATAACCTGCCGTGTAGCCCCACGGCGTTCTCCGGTATCCACAATCAACCCCAGCGCAACCAGGTGTTTTAGGCTTGACTGCACTGTTTTTACATTCAACTCCGTGGCATCAGCCAAGGCGGCAATAGACGGGTACGCACACAGATCCGCACCGCACATATCAGCCAGCCAGGTTAAAACTGCCTTGGATGAGGAGCGCCCCGTCTTGATGGGTTTGGCCCACCGCATCGCATCAATGCTCACGCTAACCTCCGAAAACGGCTTTTAAAAATGGATAGAGCGGTTTCAATCGTCCACTCATAGGCGGGATCTGTTAGCTGATAGGTGACAATCTGCCTTTCTGTGCATGTCGAAACTACACGCACGATATGGCCATGGGTGCCCATGTACAGATGGCCAACCCTCGGAAACTTAGCCATGCGCCCTCCCGTTCCCGTAAAACTCACCCCACGCCGCATCAACAGCTGCGCGACCTACTACCACACCCTGGCGAGGTTGGTTGTTGCCTGGCCTATTGGATGCCGCTACGATTTGCTCATAGCTAAAGCGGCCACCGACGATCCGGCACCGAAATTGCGTTGATGGGCGGTTTTGGCTTAAAATGTTCATGCGTCTATCTCCACACAAGAGTTACGCGCAATAGGCGTACAGGGACGGCATTCCCTGTACGCCACCTTTCCTTTTAACAGTTGAGTGGCGCCACTGGTAATTGGTGCTCCGTACAGGGCTAGATAGGAATAAAACCGCATAGCGGTGTATCCCATATAAGCCCAAAACAACGGCATCAAGGCCTCCAATTCATCAGCACAAATCACACCATCCGCTACGGCCTCTTGTTGTGCTCGAACCAGCTCGCCCTTCGCGACATCCTCTCGCTGTGCATATTCATACAGTTCCACATTGTCGAGCTGCTCAGGCATAGGAATATCAACCAACAGCTTTCCACGACGTGCCGCGTAATACTCAGCCAGTAGAGTCGTCCCGGATAAGTCCTCCATCCGCTCTATCTCTGCCAGCGTGAAAAATCGACTAGAACATTTCTGATCTAGGTGGTTGCGGAATTTGTCGTAGCTCATGCCTAACTGAGCAGCCATGGCCTTCTGACCGCCTGGGTATGCCCGGCATATCGCCTTAATCGTTGATTTGATGTCTACCATCGCTATTCTCCCTCGGTAGTTACTGATTCTCATTGCCATCCGTATAATGGCTCCCATGTTCCACATGCTCTTGGTTGTTAGCGGGGCGGGGAAAAATTTCCGGCAGATCAGGACGGAACTCATGAGCACCGACTTCCCCGTTCGTTGCCGCGACAAGAATCGGGACGTTTTGCGGTGAAATCCGCTTTTTCCCATTGAGCCAGTCGCAGATCGTTGATTGGGCCTTACCGCATCGTTTTGCCAACGCCATCTGACTTCCTGCGATCTCAATCGCTTTTTGCACTGCCTCGTGTTTCATAATCACTTCTCCGATTAACTAAAGCGATTCTATCGTCCCGCAAAAACAATTTCAATCGCTTTTGCGATTATTTGCAGTCTTATCGCCCAAGCGATAAAATTAACAAACAAGAGAGGGCGTATATGAACTTTTCAAAACGGTTAGAGCTTGCTATGCAGGCAGCAGGCGAGACACAGGCGGGTCTTGCAAAGAAAGTAAACATGGCCCAATCGAGTATCAATCGGTTGCTGAATGGTGCCAATGGATCGAGGAAAACCGTAGAGTTAGCACATGCTCTTGGGGTGAGCGCTGATTGGCTCGGAGCTGGCATTGGTGATATGACAGCAGAACAGCAAATAGAACCGCAGAATATTCGCGAGGCTAATCTAAAGGCTATAGTTTGGGAAGATGCAGTAAAGAATACAGAAGAGTTTGTGGAAATACCTTTGCTAAACGTTGCATTATCTGCTGGCAGCGGAAGTTGTGAATTAGAAGAATCATCGGAATATGCATTAGCGTTCCGTCGTTACTACTTACACAAAATGGGTGTCCCTGAAAAAGCAGCAAAACTAGTAAAAGTCAGGGGGCAAAGCATGGAGCCGACCCTTCATGACGGTGATGTTGTTGGAGTTAACACTCTAGATACAACTATACGTGATGGTAAAACTTACGCGATATGCCAGTCTGATCTACTCCGAGTGAAAACACTGATTGCAACACCATCGTCAGTAATTATTCGCTCAATAAATAGAGATGAGTACCCCGATGAGGTCATAGACCGTGAAACATTCAAGAAAAATGTAACAGTCATTGGGAGAGTATTCTGGTCATCGCATAGCTGGTAATCGATAGAAACGACTAATCAAATTGCTATGTAATCGGAGTAATAAGCATGGGGAAATTATCCTGTTTACTACTTTTAGTATTAGTTATATTGATTGTTAGTGTTGTAGCTGCTAAGCGGCGTGGGGTGTTTACTGGAGTATGGTATTTTATAGTTGTTAGCCTTTTTTCTTACATTCTCGTTATAACAATAGGCAACACCTATGGAAACAGTGCGCAAGCATTTTTATCGGCCTTTATATCACCCATAGTCGGCATTATCGTTTCATTTTCAACCCCAACGTCTAAACGATTAGCAGAATTGCACGGTGAATCTGATGAGTACAAGCGCTGCCCATATTGTGCCGAAGCTATTAAGAGAGAGGCCGTAAAGTGCAAGCACTGCGGAAGCTATATCCCTTGTGGAGATAACACTAACGCAGCATCTGATAAGAAGAAAAAACCGTATGGTTTGGATGAATAAAAAATAAATATTAACAATCACTAAAACCGGCGCTATGCCGGTTTTTTTACATCAAAACCTATCATCTTTGCGATTTAATCAACGCCAAAAATCGTTAACCACATCAAAAAAATCGCACATCAACTGCCTAAAGCAAGTCACCGCATCGATACCCACAACAGCAAATATCACTTTTGCGATTGACACCAACTATCGCTTTAGCTATAGTTACGGTATCGAGACGGAACACAGCCACTCGATGACCGCTTAGACTCACAGCCTGATATCAGCAGATGTGACGAGTGCGAGGGGTGAAACGCATGTGAGAGCATGGGTGTGACCAGTCTGATAACCATCCACATAGGCATTTGTGAGTGTCTATATGGATGACAAGTAGCACTACCTACAACGAGGTGAGGATGAGGGGGCGTTATGGTTCAGCTAGAACCACAATTTTACAGACCTTTACTACCAACAAAGGCCCACTTAAAGATGAAATGGGCCTTGCTAATCTAAGAAATACTTTGTATTAATAAATTATTGATACAATTCTAACCAGTTATGGTTGAATCATCTTCGTCATTAAAGATTAATAAATCACCAGGTTGGCAATTTAAGTATCTGCATATCGCTTCTAATGTTGAGAAACGAATCCCCTTAACTTTTCCTTGTCTTAGTATTGATATGTTCTGCTCTGTGATACCTATTGCAGAGGCAAGGTCTTTTGATTTAATTTTGCGCTCGGCTAACAAGACATCTAATCTAACAATAATAGACATGATGTGATAGCCTCATATTATTTGTTGGTTTTCAGCATTAATAACGCTGGCTTTTTTTAATATCTCAGATATTAATATGACGCAGAATGCGAAAAAAACAGCGGCAATATATTGAAAATCAATGCTGATAAAAATAACTCTATTCCCAATAGGTTCTTGAAATGTCAACCAATAACTAAGCAAAGGTTCGCACAATATATTTAATAGAATCCAAATAATTATTGATTTACCAACAGAGCCTAATAACCTTGCCGCGTTAGTGGAAAAATAATCCCCTTTAGAATAAGTATGGAATAGAACTCGTAACTGATATAGCCCATAAGATAATGAGACTAATGGAATGCCTGATAGGATAATTCCGCCAGTGATTTTCCACCACGGTAGCATTTCAAAATTAGTTAAGCCCATCATCTGTGCTGTAAGGCCATATCCACCACTATCTGACAACAGTGAAGGAAATATCCAAAATAGGCTATTGAATCCTAACATAAAAATGATAATGAAAAGAGATGCTGTAGACATGTGTTGACTAATCCTAGAAAGCTTCTGTGGTGACATACTGACCTCATACAAGTTCTGCTAACGGAGAAATTAATGTAAAACATTAATAAAATAATATCAATCATTAATTTTACAAGGCGCAAAGGTTTACATTTGTATGTTTTTTATGCATTTAGATGACTGCTCCAAACAGATAACAAAAACGACTCCCTCCCCCCAAGCCGGAGATCTGTACCTGCCACCGCAGCACACACAGAGAAAGGTTCTCGCTAACCTTGAAACTTAAGTATGAAGTGAGTTATTCGGTCTATCCGGTTAGAGCCCTTCTCTGTGTGAACCCCCAATATGCCAAGAGTTTCTCGACGCCTTGTCTGCTTGATATTAACGACAAAACATAGGTAAATAATATGACAATCGAATTAAATATTAACGCAAACATTATTGCACACAAATTCGCAGAAGTTACATGCAATGATAATCCTTGTGGGTTTATCGTTAAAATAAAAGACAATCTCTATCATGCAATAAATCATGAGGGAGAAAGCCAAGGAACACACAAAAGTTTTCGCGAAGCATCAGAAAACCTAGCAAAACACTATGTAATACATCATTGTGATGATGGTGTTAACACATGCAATGATAATAAACATGAAATCAAGGATGAAGATGAATTCGATGTTTTCATTGAGAGGCTAAGCCAAAAATTAGCTAATCACATCATAAATAACGTGAAAAATAAACAGCATTCTATCCATTAGTAATTTACTATATACCCAATGTGGTGAATGCGGCTATGCGCGCGCGGCGTCAGTCAAGCGTTCTCCCCGATGGGCGTCACGTCATCAATAGTAGTTGACTGGCTATTGGCACCGGGAAGCACCCGGCACCACATCCATCCAGATGGGTATTGCGAGTATCTATATGGATGATAAACGGAGGATTTATGGACACCAAACAGTGCAGTTTAATTGTAAAAAACAATGGGGTCGTATTAACGGATGTTCCTCCGAATGTCGGTTTATACGAGTTTAGTGGCCTATGCAGATGTTGTGATGTAACAATCAAGACTAAAGAAAAGCAATTGTTTGATGTTCAAATTGTACTATTGAAAGATGACATCTCAGTAGAGAAATTAAAAAGCTGGATCGTTAATGAATTCAATAAATGCAGCGTTAAATGCTCTATAGTTGACGATTCGGAAAAATCTATTTCGCCAACATATTTTTCGGCAAGCAGCTAATTAAACGGATATTTATAAGTGTCTATATGGATAACAAGTGCAACGATGCAATGATGAAGAGGGAATAGTTATGCCAGGTTTAGTCGACACAGCAACATCGATAAAGTTTTGGGAGATGGTTGAGGCAAAAGCCAGAATGGTGATCTGCTCCATTCAGTACGGCGAACGCGCGGGAAATGATGTGGCAGCGTTACATTCAGAGGGGATTGCAGACCTCAAAAGTAATATCAACATGGCCGAGTTAACTGAGATCTCGGCCAGCAATACCTCGGAAACAATTACCGTGGAAAAGACTTTATTTAAAGAGCTTCTTCAGGTCGCCCTCGAGCTTCCTGAGCTCGGAAGTAAGCTGGCTACTGTTGACGTTGATTGTAGCACCACAACGACAGGTGAAGCTCTTGTTCGACTTAAGCCAGGAGATTTTCTTCTTCGTCTTAATGCCGCACTTAGGGCATGCGGGTAACGTAATTTCATGGTTATCGAAAGCGCCCATAAAAAAATCCTCTTGGTTGTGTAGGAACATCCAAGATACCACTGCCGCCTGAGGTGGTAAAACGACCAGGCTCTAATTTATGTGTGGAGATAGCGCCGAGCAGGCGGCACCGTAGGGAAACCGAGCGCGGATATCCGGCATGAATTGCCATTGCATGGTTTGGCGACCTATGAAGCCTGAACATCAGGGCTACTCAGGTCGCCGCCCTTTTTACAGCAGCATGAGTAGTTGGCCTTCGTAGGGCGTTGGCTGAGTGCTCATCCTGCTGTACTACGGGAAACCCACGGCCAGCTGGCCGGCGCCGTTATAACAGTAGATCGATGAATTAGACAGTGTTTTCCCATATCACATGGAAGGCAATAAATGCCCTGGCTGTCGAGATGAGGACTAACAACAATCAAGCCGATAAAAAGCGATGAGGTGAATCGTGGCTAACTCATTCAAGCAAATGTGCAAAAAAGGCGGGCCGATTTCCCGCCGTGACAGCGGGATGTTCATCAGTCTAGATGATATCCACATACAGGATGGATTTAACAAACGTATTGATGATGAGCGAACACGGCAAGCGGATGAGGAGCTATTTCAGTTCCTGTTCTCCGGTGGAACGGTACCGCCACTTGAAGTCCGCCCACGCGATGAAGGCGGTGTCTGGGTCGTCGAGGGGCACCGCCGTATTCGAGCATATCGCCGGGTAAGAGAGGCTGGCAAACCCATCAAACTGATCGCCATTGTCCCCTTCACGGGTAGTGATGTAGAACGCGTGGCACGCATCATGACCAGTAACAACCAATTGCCGCTAACACAGTTTGAGCAAAGCCTCGTTGTGAAGGAGGCTGGCCGCGTTCAATCTGACACCAGATGAGATCGCCAAGCTAATCCACAAAAGCCGCGCCACCGTAGACAAGTTGCTAATCCTCAGTACATCGAATAATGACGTACAACAATTGGTGAAGTCCGGCGAAGTTGCTATGGATGTGGCTGTCGATCGCGTCAAGGAGCACGGGGAAAACGCTGGTGATGTACTGCAAGAAGATGTAAAGCGGGCCAAAGCTCAAGGCAAGAAGAAAGTTACTCGTAGTGTCGCAGGCGGATTGTTTAGCGCGGCAAAATCACGTCGACTGGTTGAGCTTCTCAGCGATGCTGAAATGGGTGAGGACGGGCGAACGCTACTCATACGCGATGGTATCGGCAACGAGGTGATGAAAATCATCAACGAATACATGCAAAAATCATGATTCAACTCTTAATCAAACAATATTTTCAAATAGATATTGTAGGTTAAAAGAAACATTATGGAGTTTGTATGCAAAAATTATTAAAATTAAAAGAGTGGAATGAACAACAACCCGTGAAGCGATGCTATGGTTATATATTAAAAGCAATAAAGCGCGGTGACATATTCCCTCCTCCGATAAAATTTGGTAAAGAGTGGTGCTTTGAGGAGAAAGCAACATATCGCATGTTAACAAAGAGAACAAGTTTAATGGAGAGAATTAATGGGGAGACGAAGAAACAAAGGCAATAGCGACCTTCCCCCTTATTTATATGTGAGAGATGGTTATTACTCATTTAGACACCCTCACACAAAAAAAGAATATGGCCTTGGTCGCAACCGCGCATTAGCAATTAGTGAAGCAATTCAAGCCAATATAGAATTATTAGGAAACGGAAAGCCGTTAAGCGTTAGAATCTCTGAGGCATTAACGCTTAGTTCGTGGTGTGAAGAGTACATAAAAATAGCAAAACAACGAGGTCTAAAACAAAAAACCATCCATATAAAAAAAGGTTTACATAAAATAATTTGCTCAAACATTGGGGAAATGCCGCTCACCGCCATAACCACAAAAAACATTGCTGACATATTAAATGAATATGTAAACAAGCAGAAATCTGCAACAGCAAAAATGATTCGCTCAGAGTTAAATGATATATTTAAGGAGGCAATCGCAGCTGGATATCTAACATTAAATCCAGTGACAAACACCAGAACACCAAAGTGCAAAGTGCATCGCTCGCGCTTATCAATAGGCGACTATATGAAAATTTTAGCAAAAGCAGATGAAATTACTCCCACATGGTTTTCTGCAATGCTACGAGTTGCCCTTATAACCGGGCAACGACAGGGCGATTTATGCACGGTTTCTTGGGAAGATGTTACTAAAACTCATATCCGTTTCACGCAAGAAAAAACAGGGGCAAAAATCGCTATTCCTCTATCTCTAACAATGGTAGGGATGCAACTCGCAGATGCGCTCCCCCCACATGGGAAGGGAAGTATTTTCGTTTCATCAACAAAATCGGCCCCTTCTCCAAGAACCGTTCGATACCAGTTCCAAAGAGCTAGGGATGCGGCAAACATAGAGTGGGGAGATAAAACACCACCATCGTTTCATGAGATACGTAGCCTATCAGCCAGACTCTACGCCAAAGAGCGCGGAGCAGACTTTGCCAAGCGGCTTCTTGGACACAAATCCATGTCAACCACCGACAAATACCGCGAGCTAAGGGGAGAGTGGGATGAAATTGATTTAGAGTGA